TGCGCCTGTGAAGAGTGAGGGCAGTGCCATCACTTATGACACTGCACAGGAGCATTTCACGGCTCGCTACAATCACGAGACGGTCGCGATGGGTTTTGCGATCACGGAAGAGGCGGTTGAGGATAACCTCTATGACTCCGTCTCGGCTCGCTACACCAAGGCGCTTGCGCGGGCTATGGCCCACACCAAGCAGGTTAAGGGTGCCTTCCCGATCAACAACGCATTCGCGACCACCAACTTCACGGCTGGTGATGGCAATGCGCTCTGTTCTTCAAGGACAGTAGTTGGTGGGGAGACGGTGACGAACGTGCTTGCTACAGCATCGGATCTCAATGAGACCTCGCTGGAGCAGGCAGTGATCGACATCGCGGCATTCGTGGACGAACGTGGGCTCCTGCTCGCGGCTCGACCGCGCAAGCTGGTCATCGCGCCCTACAACCAGTTCGCAGCCACTCGTATTCTGGAGTCGGAACTTCGTGTTGCGACAGCAGATAACGATATCAATGCTTTGCGGACCAACGGTACAATCCCTGAGGGTTATACCGTGAACCACTTCATTACGACTGCAAATAAGAAGTGGTGGTTCCTTCTGACCGACGTGCCCAATGGAATGAAACACTTCCAGCGCACGCCGCTTCAGACGGGCATGGATGGGGACTTCGATACCGGCAATGTTCGGTACAAGGCCCGAGAACGCTACAGCTTCGGCGTCAGCGACTATCTCGGGGTCTTCGGCTCGGGTGATGTCACCTAATTATAGTATAGTTATGTGGTACGAGGGGGGGGGCTCTGGCTAGTCTGGAGCCCCCCTCATTTTCCTGCGAAATTTTTATAGCGCGGCCTAGGCTGATGAGCATTCCGGAATGTGTTCGACGCCACCTCCCATCACACAGGGGTGATGTGATGTGGTTGGAAGGCGATGGACTATCGGTCGGGCCGCGTTCCGAATTGGCCTCACGAGGCCAAGCTGGGCTTTTGGCACCCTCCTATGCTCAGTGAAAACCTCGTGGGGCTTTGATATTCCGAAAAATAAGAAGTCTGAATGGAAGGTCTATTCATTCTTCTTTTACCAAATCCCGGCGGGCTAAAGACAGCACGCGGATCTCCGGGAGTAGTTGCGTGCAACGAGGTTTACAATGGGTACTACGACTTTTGATGGTCCGATTAAAGCGGGAACCATCTTCAACACTACAGGTACGACGGTCGGGACAAATGTCTCCAATGTCGGATACGGTGTCTGCGTCCAGTCCGACACGATTGATGAGGGCGATACGTCCGCTAAGGATCTTTCGATCTACCTTCCGGAAAACTCCCAAATCCTTGCGATTGAAGTTCTTGTCGAAATTCCGTTCCTAGAGGATGACACCTTCGATTGCGGTGTAACTGGCGGTGACGGGAATCTTCTGATCGATGGCTATGGGGCGGAAGACGTTGATATGGAGGGCAGGATCTACAAGCCGCTTTTCGGCTCGGACGCAGTGGGTGCAACAGCGGCGGCAGCATCGGAGGGAAACTGGATTACAGGCAAAAATCCATTTATGAACACCGCGAATTGGTACAACATCACGACAACGAGTGGCATTAGCGGCGACGTTCGCCTGAATGCCAAATATATTCCGGATGACGCTGATGCTGAGTCAGCGGAACTCCGGTTGAATGTCATGTACATACCGGGCCGGAATGCTTCCGCACCGGCGGCATGGAGCGTATAATGAGAGTTACTTATTCAGGTCCGGTAAAAACGGGCACAAGACAAGACACTGCGGAAGGTGGACAGAACGCCCGGTCCAATAGTAACCATATACTCATGTGCCAAACGGATTCGTTTACGGGATCTGAGGCGTGGACGGTAGTAACGCCGGGTGATGGTGACCTTGACTCGGAACTAATTTTTAAGCCTCTCGATATCGTTATTCCTGCTGGTTCTCAAATTTGCAGAATTGATATGATTATTTCAGACCACTTTGATGGAAGCAATAAAGAAAAACTCTACTTGGGAATTATGACATCGGAAACTACCGCGAGAACAGACTGGTTTGGGTATGACGCAGTCTCGGGCAATGCCTCTGGCGTGAGGGATCCTTCTTGGCAGGCGGACCCAGATAATTGGTACGATGTAGGCCACTCGGGCGCGGGAACGAATTGGCCGAATGCGGGTGAAGACGTTCGGATTTGTGCCACGTTCTTGAATGAAACCACCGATACTAAGAACGGTTGGTGGAACCACGTCACGAATGCTCGCCTGATTTATACCTTGAATGTGGATGGCGGCGATGGACCTCCCCCTGTGGGGGCTCCGATTGCTGGAACCGATACCTCGCTCGCTGGAGACAGTGGGATTCCGGTCGGCTCCAAGGTTGTGTCTGTGGATACAGTCGCCAACACGATCACGATTGACAAGGATTTAACCACGACGGTTTTAGAGGGCGCGGCCAATTCGATGAGGTGGTCCGAGTCTACTCAAGGTCAGGCCCGAATCAACGTCTATTACTTGCAAGACAGAAACGCAACTCCGTCTTCATAGCCGGGATTAGAAAGGTTTAGAACATGGGTAAAACACATTTCTCAGGCCCGGTGAAGGTCGGGACGAATTCAAACAACACGGGATGGGTAGTCAACGCAGTCAGCGATGTGTATGACGCCAGCGTGGATGAGGGGACTTCCGACGAAACCGGTACCGTCAAGCAAACGAGTATCGTTATTCCAAGTGACTCCCAGATTGTTGACGTAAACATCAATGTCGAAGTGGCTTTCAACAACCCACTTATTGCCGATTTTACAGTCACAGGAGGATCTGCCACAACGCTTGACAAGGACAGTGGTACCCTTGTGGGGTTTGATGTGGGCGCAACACTTGCAACCTCCGGTTACATCGCAGCAGACTCGAAGATAGAGTCAAAGACTGGGGTGCGTATAACCCTAGATACCGCTACGACGGGTGCCACTGGATCACAGTCCTGCACCTTTTCCAGTGGTAAGTATCTTAACGTGGGAACGTCTGAAGCCTCGATTACCAACATCATTACCAAGAGACTTCTTACGTTCGATTCGACCGATGGGGATGAAACCGGGATCTTGTTTCCGAAAGCTTCGGCGGACGCTTCTGGTGCATGGGATGATATCCAAGGAAGCGCCTTGAGTAGGACGATCTATTTCGGATTCGTAGACTACGCAGCAATAAAGTCAACGACGGGACGAGTGCGGGTAACGATCTTCTACGCCCAAGGTAGAGATATAAGTGGCGGCTGATACACCGGGGCACCTAGTGCTGCCCTCTTCCATGAATTAATAGAGGTTTATTGATATGCAACCTGTAACATTAAATGGTCCCCCGACCTACTTCAATAGTAGCGGTAGCCCCTCTCTGGCAATGCGCTGGGCGGGGAATTTGGCAACTGCGGTAACCTCGAAGTATTGCGGGGTTGAGATTGGACCAGCCACAACAAGTCCAAGGTCATTTTGGGTAACCAGTATATACATGGGTGAGGCTGCGGCTGGTAATGTAGAGGTTGGCGTTTACAACACGACTGTAAGTAAGATAGAGACTGACGGTACAGTACAGCAAACGAATGCCGCAAATTCCACTACGGAGTTTGGTTCCGTTGCAACGAACTCAATAGTCAGGTCTGGCGTGTGTGATACGCAGCCAGCGGCAACGGATTCGTTGTACGCATTCGCCGCTGATAATTCAAGGCATTCAAACGTGGTCACTCCAACGCCCGCCCTTTTCATCCCTGCCGGAAATTACTTTTCAGTAATTCAAAGGACCGCCAACGATGGTGTTGGCATCTGGGTCCAGTTTGCAGAGATTGTGAAGCCGTAACGATGGGAGTGCAGCCGACGACACTGTGGTCAGTTGTGACAATTGTGGCGTCGGCTATTGGGGGGCTTTTGATTCTCCTCTTCACCCACATGGGTGAGCCTAAGCACGCGGAAGCAGCAGAAGAGAAGACCGTCACCGCAATCGAAATTCGTATGGAGCGTGTCGCGACCGAGGTTTCCCTCAACAAGGAAATCTTGGATGAGGTCCGCACAGACGTGAATGAGATTCGCGTGGAGCAGCGGGCCTATACCGACACGATCCTTGAAGCCATTCGGGAGAATCGTTAATGGCGATTAGTGGAACTTACGCATTTAACCCTGATATTTCCGAGATTGTTGAGGAGGCTTTTGAGCGTGCGGGTTTGGAACTCCGCTCTGGGATGGATTTCCGCACTGCAAGGCGTAGCCTCAACCTTATCACCTTAGAGTGGCAGAATAAGGGCTTGAATCTTTGGACTGTTTCCGAAGACATGATCGATGAAACTTCCGCAGGCGTGTCCCTCACCACAAACTACCTTGTGAAAGGGACAGCGTCCTATAATCTCCCGAGTGGAACAATCTCGCTTCTGAACGCGGAGTTGCGCCTTGATGACGGCTCCCTCACATCTCAGGCAGACTATTCCCTTGCCCGCATCTCGCAACCCACCTACGCCACCATCCCAAACAAACTAACTCAGGCACGCCCTCTTCAGTATTGGGTGCAGCGTAAGGAGATCCCCGGCGCTGCCGCCGGAGGTGCGAACCAATCCGACACGATGACCCTTTGGCCTGTTCCCGATTCCAGCACGAAATACAAGATTGTCATCCACCGCTTGAAGCGGATTTCGGACACTGGCAACCCCGCCTCCAACACCATGCAGATACCCGGAAGGTTTATGCCTGCCCTGATTTCAGGGCTAGCCTATCAGATTGCCTTGAAACGTCCGGAGGCTCAGGGGCGCATAGAAATGCTCAAGCAATTATACGATGAGGCTTTCGCCTTAGCCGCAGAGGAAGACAGAGAGAAGGCAAGCGTTCGATTCGTTCCGCTTGTTCAGAGTTGGTAGATATAGATGGCCCAGCCTTATGCTCCGGGCAATAAAGCTCTTGGCAATTGTGATCGCTGCGGATGGACCTATAAGCTCAAGATGTTGAAGGCTGAGGTGGTTGATCTAGAGACGACGGGTCTTTTGGTGTGTCCGACTTGTTTTGACCCGGACCAGCCCCAGCTTCAGGTTGGGCGTTGGCCTGTGGTGGACCCTCAGGCGCTGCGTAACCCTAGGCCCGATACGGGGGCTTCGGATTCCCGGTGGGGAGAGGGTGGTAGTCGTGGCACTACAGTTTGGAATTTTCATAATGATGCCGCGAATTGGCGATCCTCTAACGATTCAGGAACGTCTCTCGGCACCACAACGTGGAACTCAGAGGCGAATCTGGCTGGGGGTTTGGAGTTTGAGGCGCTCACTATCGCAGTTACGCAAACCGCGACGGGCTATCTTACTCTCGACTACTTTGAGACTGTTGCCGGGGTGGGTGAGTACACGAGCATTGATTCATCTGTTTTCGACACCGTGAGGATGGACATCCGCTTGGTGGGTACCACGGACGATATTGGAAGCTGGACTGCTGATGCCGGGAAGCTTTTCTGGACCACCTCCACCAGTGCGAGCAATGACCCTTTCGGTGCTTCCGACTACGAAACCCATGCGTCTGAGCCTGAATGGAAGAAGCAGATGGGAAACCAGCACCTCACGATGGAGTGGGACCTCAGCAGCAATGCGAATTGGACGGGCACGGTGACTGGCTTCAGGATATACCTGTACAATCAGAGTGATTCCGACAACTTCAAAACTTTCTCCGTGGATTCGATCCGCGTCACATCAAACTAGGAGGCTTACATGCCTAAGGTTGGGGACAAGCACTACGGATATAACAAGGCGGGCTATGCAGCCGCTCGGGCAGAGAGCGCCCTCACGGGTGCGCCTGTTGAGGATACCAAAAACTCCTACAGCGTAGGGGGGCTCCTCAAGACGGCGGAAAAGCTCAAGGGAAAGAAGTGGAAGGAAGCGAAGGGTGCAGGAATTGCTAAGCGCGGGGCGCCGTACCGAGTCGTATGAATTACAGTCAACTCAGTACAGCGATCCAAGACTACGCCCAAAACTCAGAGACCACTTTCCTCGCGCACCTGAACGACTTCATCATTGCGGCAGAGGACAAGATCTTCTTTGCCATTGATGCCCCGGCATTTTGGAAGGCGGATTCTACTCAGGTCACTGCATCCGGCACAGCCGAGTACACGCTGCCTGCGGGGGTTCTCGATATCGATTCCGTGAGGATTGGCGAAACCGCTGTGGGTGATGCCGAGGAAGTGGTGGATGGACCTGTCCGGTATCTCCTCCGCAAGGACTACAGCTTTTTGCTTGAGGCATATCCCGGAACTGATTCCGCGCAAGCTACAGGCACGCCGGAGCACTACGCAGTCTCCAGTGCGGGCGTAACTACGCCGAACCCCAACCTCACGATCCGGCTTGGCCCTGCTCCAGATGCCATCTACCCGATCACGGTGGACTACTACGGAAAGACCGCAGCTGATTCGATCACAAACGGAAGCACGCCTTCTGCTCCTCTTACGACGGAGACATGGATCAGCGTGACTGCTCCTGACGCTCTCCTGTACGGAGCCTTGACTCAAGGCGCTGCCTTCACAAAGGATCCTGAACTTTTGCAGGTTTATGAGGCGAAATTCAGTGAAAGTTTAATGATGCTCAAAAATCTCTGCGAAGGTCGCCAAGTGAGCGATTCATACATGACCGGACAGAAGACTGTCTCGGTACAATAGGAATATTTAAATGGCAAGCACCTACACAAGTTCTCACCAGATCGAACTCATTGGCGATGGCGAGCAGGCCGGTGACTGGGGCGGCTCCACCAACGAGAATTGGGACCGCATCGAGTCTGCGGTCTCTGCGAGCTATGTGATTCGTGTTGACTCTCCGCCCACTGGTTCTGCATGGTCCTCGGGCACAAAGACTTTGGAATGGATTACAGACAACACCACGGATCAAGGCTCTTCTGGGAGTGAGGGGCGCTCTGGTGTAGTGATCTTTACCGATAACGGGGATCTCGGAGGGACTGTCACAGTGGAGATACGCGGCGATGTCGCGAGCGCGGTTCCCGAGCGTGTCTTTGTGGTGACGAATAAACTGTCCGGAGGTCAATCTATCACATTCAATGCGGATCCGGCAGACACGGGTGGCACGGTCACCTTGGCAAATGATAGGTCTGCATTGATCTTCACTTCCGTTCTTGCGAAAGGGGCGGGAACGGCCCATGCCTTGGCTGCGAACAGCGCGGTTAATGCGTTAAATAAGCTGCAATTGGATACGATTTCTGCCG